ACAAACTTTTTTAACACTATGACGAAAGAGGAAATCAAAAACAGAATTTCACTCCTACTTGGATCACAATACCAATTTGCGTCTTACAAAACAGAACAAGGTGTAGAACTTAAAGTTGAGGGAGAATCTCTTGTATTAGAGACCCCTATTTATGTCGTTACACCTGAAGGTGAATTACCCGCACCTGAAGGAGAATTTGTATTAGATAATGGTATGAAGGTGAAAGTAGAGGACGGTATGGTAAAAGAAATCTATACTGAAGGTGAAGCACCTGTTCTAGAGGAAACCGTGCCCGAGGCGATGGCGGAAGCCACCTTGGCAGACGGAACAAAAATCACTAACGATCAACCTGAAAATGTTGGTTTTGAGGTGGGACAAGTTGTCTATGTTATTACAGAAAATGGAAAAGAATTAGCCCCAACAGGAGACCATATTTTGGAATCTGGCGAGGTGGTTACGCTTGACGAAAATTCGGTAATAACTGGCATCAAGAAACCCGACGAGCCAGGAGAAGGTAGTTTGGTAGAAAATAAAAAGGCAACGATGGAGGAAATTGTAGATGAAATGATGACCGCTCTTGGTATGATCTCTAAAAAAATGGAGGAGATGAAAAAAGAGCAGGAGGAAATGAAATCTAAATTCAACAAGTTTTCGGCAGAACCTGCCTCAACGAAAATCTACGATGCGAAAAACGCATCACCTGTTAAATCTGTATCATCAAGAGCAGAAAACATAATGAAAATGAGACAAATGATGTCTTAAAAAAAAATAAATAAAAACACAAAAAAGATGAAAAATAATAACTTGAAAAAAAGTTCGTTTTCACTAGACCTTTCAGGACTATCTACCTACACAGATGAACTTGGTGGATTGTTACTTGCTGAAGCGGTTACGAAAGCAAAAACTATGGAAGTAGGTTATGTGCAAAGTGGTATCAAAGGAACACAGGCAATCAACCTTTTATCCTCAAACTTGGCAGTCCAAAACGCAGGATCTTGTGGTTGGACTCAATCAGGAACAACTATCTTTACGCAGCGTGATATTTCGGTATGTCCTTACGCTGTAAAAGAGGATATTTGTTTGGATCAACTAAACAATTTTTGGGCAGGACAACTCCTAAATGCAGGATCTTACAACGAGGAAATTCCAGCATCTTTGGGTGAGGCAATTGCTAAACTAAAAGTGGAGCAAATCGCAAAATTTGTTGATGATAAACTTTGGAACGCTCTACCCGCATCGTCAGGTGGAACTGACTGTTTCGTAGGATTTTACTACTTGTTTGGAGACACAGTTCCTTCAGCAGAACAGGTAAATTTCGTAACTAGTCCAACGACCGCATTTACACCATCAAATATGTTACAAATTGTAGATGAGGTAATCGCTACGATCCCCGATGCTCTACAAGAGGACACCGATTTAATTGTGATGATGTCTCTTGGAAATTACAGAAAATACACGATCGGTCTTCGTCAGGCAAATTATTTCCATTTTGGCACAGAAACTGCTGAAGCAGGAACAGAATTTATCACTTTCCACCCTGGCACAAATATCCGTGTAATTGGTTTAGGATCAATCAGCGGAAATCGTGTTGTGGCTGGTAAGACAAGCGAACTCGTTTGTGGAACTGACCTTATGGACGAACAGGAAAAATTAGACATCTACTACTCTAGAGATTTTGATACAACCCGTATCCTCGCTAAATTCAAAGTAGGTGCTCAAATTCCTTTCCCTCAAAACTGGGTTTCTAACAATCTCGCTTAAGACATAAACTATTAAAATAAAATCATAAAAAGATGAGTTACTCAAGTTGTTATACTACAGCGTCTATAAACCTTGGCTGTGCCGCTAATGTCGGTGGAATTGCCAAAGCGTATGTAGTAAGTGGAGAACTCACAGGTGCTACATTTAATTCTGCTCAACAGATCACGGGAACATCCGCTACTTCAGGAGCACAGTTATACACTTTTGAGGTCCAAAAACAGACATCATCTTTGACTGAAACATTTAATAATTCGTTGGAAAACGGCACTCTATTCTATCAACAGGATTTAGCACTCGTATTCCACAAAATGTCTCAAGATAAGAGAAATCAACTAAAACTAATAAGTCAATCTCGTGGATTACAGGTTTTCGCAGAAGACAACAACGGAACTATTTGGTTCTTGGGTGGTATTTCTGGTGAAGCACTTTCGGGAGGTTACTTGTCGGCTGGAACAGGGTCTTCAGGAACGGCGTTTGGTGACAGTAACCAATACGGAATTACACTATCGTTCTTTAGTAAAGATCCTATGACTACTTTAGGATCACCGCTCGCATCAGTATTCGGCGGAACAATCAATCCATAAAAAAACTATTTTTAATCAGGGGGGTAAAACCCCCTGGTTTTTTTCTTGCCAAAAAAATATATGAAAAGAGGTTCGGGTAAAATCACTTGGGGTCATTTAGGTAAAATAAAGACATATAAACACGCTTTACAGACCGAACGACCCAATCTATCAGCAGAGGATAGAAAACGCATCATAAGTCAAAAAATGACCCCCTACGACAGCACTAACTTAAATGTTAAGGTTGTCTTTGCGGGAGCGGCGTATCTATCAGGTGATACAACCCCTACTCCAACTCCATCACCAACTCCAACCCCCGCAGTATTAAACTGTGATTGGAGTGGAATAACCGCACAATTTGGATATAACACGAACGATTGGAGTGATTGCCAACTTGTCCCTGTTGTAAGTCCATCTGTGACCCCCACAAATACCATTACTCCATCGGTTACAAGGACGCCTTCGGTCACTCCAACACATACACCGACACCTAGTCCATCACAACCAGGAACATCAGGGGTTATTGATTATTTTGACGCCGCATATTATGACGGTGATGGTGATTGGGAATCACTAACGACAGATAAGAGATTTAGATTAGTAAATTCCCCAACCAAAATAACTGATTTTTCAGGTATGATTAGTTTTGACGGGGTTGATGATTATGGTATATCAAATGCCAACATAATCCCAAATACCTCTGCGTGGTCTATAGAGTTTTGGTATAGATTTAATAGTGCTTCGTGTTCTTATGTAAATAATCATTTACTCACAGATGGTAAGGCAGGAAGTGATACACAAAATTACGTTGATTCTAGAGATTGTTTTGGGAATGCCAACTGGTTTTTTAACTCTGTAAGTGATGCGCCAGGTGTGAATTACGGTGTATCAGTTCCTGCTCAAGTTGTATATACCTTTAGTGGTGGAACTGTAGAGGTATTCTTAAACGGTGTGAATAAATATTCCAATAGTGGATATACTTACACTTGGAGTGCGAACAGATTGACGATGCTGACGACCTCTGCCGCCAATAAACCCGCAGCAGATTTTGGTATTATTAGAACCTACGGATACAAACTTACATCTACAGATGTCTTAAATAACTTTAATCAATTTAAATCTCGTTTTGGATTATGAAATATGTAATCTTTTTATTTAGTGAAGTAGATAAAATCAACTTTAACGAGGTATTAAATACCGATCCTGAATCACTCCGTGTAAGTTTGGAGGGTAAATCAATCATCAAGTATATTGGTGAGATGCCAGAGTCAGTTAAAAACCTTAAATGGAAAAGTGCCGAATACACGCACGAGGAAATAATCCATATTATATATACGGAGGCAGAGTGGATTGTCCCCGTAGAAAACATAACCGAAAACACACCATTAAATTAAACCGATATGAGTAGTTTATCATCATTACAAATCAATCAATCCTATCAGGGATTATTAAAACTTGCGGACAGCACCACAGGTATTACCCAAACATTACAATCAGTTCAGGACGGATTAGGTAATGATACGGGTATTAAGTTGGCACAAGATTTTTTCAGCGCTCCTTCTGTTTTGTCCTATAAACCTCTTGGGAGATCTACAGGTGGTAATGGTATTGCTACGGGTGGGGGATCGGCTTTTGTTACGGGATCTGTAAATAAACTTTACGGAAACTTTTTCTACGAGCAGGACAACGCATCTTACACAGGAATAACTTTCCGTGTTGGAACTGTAACCTCAACGGCAGACGAAATTAATATGGCGTTTTATACTGTAGAACAGACAGGTCAATATGGTATTGCTCCAAAGGATTTGATAATGTCGGGAATTACTTTAGATGCTGCGGATTTGGCGGCTACGGGTTTGGTTACAAAAGCGCTTCCTTCTACACTTACTTTTCCTCACCCTGGCGCGTATTGTTTGATGTTGTATGGAACTAATCCTGGTAGTGTGAATCCAACTGCGAGATTGACCGCACCTGCTGAAGTAGCCCTCCAAATGGGTATGTTAAGTATGATGTATGGTTTTGTTCCTTCTGTTGATGGTAGTGCGGCTCAAAATCCTTATTATGGAGCAAATACGGAATCTACATCAGTTTATTACAGCACAAACGCACCATTTGTAACCTCATTTACACCCTCAACCATAGCAGCAACGGCTCAATCCACTATAATCTCTATGGCTGG